AACTGCACTTGCGACTGCGAGAACAATTGGCGGTGTTTCGTTTGACGGTACTGGAAACATAAATTTACCAGGCGTCAATACTGCTGGTAATCAAGCAACTTCAGGTAATGCTGCAACAGTCACTAATGGTGTATACACTTCACGAACATTGACTGCTGGTACTGGGTTAACTGGTGGTGGCACACTTGGTGCTAATAGAACATTCGCTATTGACTCTACTGTTGCGACCCTTACTGGTAGTCAAACACTTACCAATAAGACTTTGACTTCACCATCAATCGGTACTGGATTTACTTTTGATAGTATAACGTTCACTACTGCTCAAACTTCAGCAGAATCATTCGCTGATAATGATACATCGTTGATGACCTCTGCCGCTATTGATGATAGAATCAATGCTGGTACTGGTGCATTAGCTATTAATGATCTGTCCGACGCCAAAACACTAGATAGTGGTAAAACAATTGGTCTAGGCACTGATGCTTTAGCTAATGATGATGGTTCGGACAACTATAACACCGCATTAGGTTATAAAGCTGGTGAAGACATTACTTCAGGCACTGGTGGTGTATTTGTTGGGCACGAAGCAGGATTACAAGCCACTACATCAAACTATCCTATTGCTATCGGCTATGAAGCAATTGGTGTAGGCGTTATGACTGGTACTGATAACATCGCTATTGGCCGTCAAGTTGGCAACGATTTAACTAGTGGTGCATATAACGTCTTCCAAGGCTATCGAGCAGGCTATAATGCAACTACTGCTAACTATACTGTCGCTATTGGTTACAGTGCTATTGGCTTAGGTGTCCTAACTGGTGCTGACAATATCGCTATTGGTCACCAGGCTGGCTATGATTTAACTAGTGGTACATATAACGTCTTCCAAGGCTATCGAGCAGGTTATAACGCAACTACTTCTAATGATACTATCGCTATTGGCAGAAATGCAATTGGCTTAGGTGTTCTAACTGGCGACCATAACATTGCTATTGGACGTTCTGCTGCCTATGATTTAACCAGTGGTACGCATAACGTCTTCCAAGGTTATGCAGCAGGCTTTAACGCAACTAGTGCTCATTATACTATCGCTATTGGCACAAACGCAATTGGCTTAGGCGTTCTTACTGGTAATTATAATATTGCTCTTGGACGTGATGCTGGCAAAGATTTAACCAGTGGTGCTGCCAACATCTTCCAAGGCTATGCAGCAGGCTTTAACGCAACTACTGCTACCTATACTGTCGCTATTGGTTACACTGCTATTGGCTTAGGCGTTCTTACTGGTAGTTATAATATTGCTCTTGGACGTTATGCTGGCTATGATTTAACCAGTGGTGCTGCCAACATCTTCCAAGGCTATGCAGCAGGCTATAACGCAACTACTGCTGATTATACTATCGCTATTGGATACCAGACAATTGGCTTAGGCGTTCTTACTGGTGATTATAATATCGCTATTGGACGTTATGCTGGCTATGATTTAACCAGTGGTGCGCATAACGTCTTCCAAGGCTATGCAGCAGGCTATAACGCAACTACTGGTTCGCAGAATGTAGCTATTGGTAGAGAAGCAATTGGCGCAGGTGTTCTAACTGGTAGTGATAATATCGCTCTAGGCTATCTAGCAGGCGCTAACGCAACTACTGCTATTAATACTGTAGCTATTGGTAAAGAAGCAATTAGCGCAGGTGTTCTAACTGGTGCTGATAATATCGCTATTGGTTTAGTAGCAGCCAGGAACGCAACTACTGCTACTAATACTGTAGCTATTGGTAGAGAAGCAATTGGCGCAGGCGTTCTAACTGGTGCTGGTAATGTCGCTATTGGCAGTCAAGCTGGCGAAGATTTGACCAGCGGGCATAATAACGTATTTGCTGGCGTGCTCGCTGCCCGTAACGCAACTACTGCTAACTATACTGTCGCTATTGGCAGAGATGCAATTGGCTTAGGTGTCCTAACTGGCGACAATAACATTGCTCTAGGTTTTCAAGCTGGCTACGATTTAACCAGCGGCACTACAAACGTCTTCCAAGGCTATCAAGCAGGCGCTAACGCAACTACTGGTAGTCATAATGTCGCTATTGGTTACGGTGCAATTAGCGCAGGTGTCCTTACTGGTAGTTATAATATCGCTATTGGACGTTTGGCTGGCAACGATTTAACTGATGGTGCGCATAACGTCTTCCAAGGCTATAATGCAGGCGGTAACGTAACTGGTGGTGATTATAATTTCGGTGTTGGATATTCAGCACTGGGCTTAGGCGTTCTTACTGGCACTTATAATATTGGTATTGGACAAGAGACTGGTAGTATTTTAACTACCGGAAGCCATCACATATTACTTGGCTATAGAGCAGGCTATAAGTTAACTACCACTCACGGTAATAACTTCCAAGGCCATTCAGTAGGCATTAACGCAACTAGTGCTGAGTATAATGTCGCTATTGGTTACACTGCTATTGGCTTAGGCGTTCTTACTGGTGATTATAATGTCGCTATTGGTTATCAAGCCGGTTACGATTTAACCAGCGGAGCAGTAAACGTTATAATGGGCTATCAAGCAGGTTCTAACGTTACAACCGGTAGCAACAATACTATTCTCGGCACGAACGCCGGTGACGCACTGACGACCGGAAGCAACAATACCCTCATTGGTCACGATGCGGCAGCATCGGCAGTGGACGTCAGCAATGAAATTACTCTGGGTGACGCTAATATTTCAGCAATTCGTGCTCAAGTCACAAGCATTTCTGCATTGTCAGATCGTAGAGATAAAACAGACATCAAAGAACTTCCGTTTGGTCTTGACTTCATCAACAAATTAAATCCTGTTCAGTTTGCATGGAACATGAGAGACGGAGCTAAAGTAGGACAGAAAGAGACTGGGTTTATAGCACAAGAATTGGATCAAGCACAGCAAGATGCAGGCATTGAAGATGTTTTGAACCTTGTGTTAAAAACAAACCCAGACAGATTGGAAGCTGCTCCTGGCAAACTTCTTCCAGTTGCTATTAAAGCTATTCAAGAATTATCTACTCAAATTGAGGAACTCAAATCTCAAATTGCCACTTTAACTAAAAGCTTATGATACATAATGAATTCTTATAAATAAAAAGAAAATAACAGGAGTCTTGCATGGCACAGCCAACTACAAAACCAGAATTCAAAGAGTGGTGCCTCAGAAAGCTAGGTAAGCCTGTGATTGAAATTAACGTAGACGATGACCAAGTTGATGATCGTATTGATGAGTCATTCTCATACTATTGGGACTATCATTTCGATGGTACAGAAAAGACGTTTCTAAAACACGCTCTCACTTCTACTGATATTACAAACAAGTATATTACTATCGCAGAAAACATTATTGGTGTAGTGAATATTTTTGATATTGGCGACTCTCTTTCTGTCAATAATCTATTCAACATTCGCTATCAGTTTGCTCTCAACGATATGTATAATATGAGTTCATATAGACTTCAAGAATATATGATGGCAATGCAACATATTCAGTTCATTGAAGAGATGCTTGTTGGTAAGCAGCCTATTCGCTACAATCGACACATCAACCGTCTTCATATTGATATGGATTGGGCAAAAGTAAATGCTGGGGATTTTGTTGTTGCAGAATGCTACCAGATTGTAGACCCAGCAACATATAGTGATGTTTACAAAGACCGTTGGCTACAGAATTATGCCACAGCAAAGATTAAATATCAGTGGGGGTCAAACCTCACAAAGTTCAATGGAATGCAACTACCGGGTGGCGTAACATTCAACGGTGAACAAATTCTTTCTGATGCACGAGAAGAGATTCAGCGTCTCGAAGAAGATATGACTACTTCTTATTCCTTACCCGTACATGATATGACAGGATAAGATTTATGCCAACCTCAGTATATTTTAATAACTTTGAGTCTTCTATGGAGCAGTATCTCATAGAAGATTTGGTTATTGAGTCAATCAAATTACACGGGCATGATATCTATTACATCACAAGAACTGCTGGTGCAGTAGATGATATTCTAAACGAAGATGACCTCTCTGAATTCAAGAGAGCAGACTTCATTGATATGTACATCAAGAACTTTGATGGGTTTGAAGGCGAAGGCGACTTCTTATCGAAGTTTGGTTTAGAGATTCGTGATGAGATGACATTGACGATTGCTAAAAGAACATTTGAACTTGACGTAGCATCATATACTGCGAACGATAGACCACTTGAAGGTGACTTGATTTATTTCCCACTCAACAAGAAGATGTTTGAGGTTAAGTTTGTTGAGCATGAGCCAGTGTTTTATCAGATGGGCGCTCTACAGATGTACGATTTAAGATGTGAAATGTTTGAATATTCACAAGAGACTTTCAGCACAGGTGTATCCGAGATTGATACGCTCTTTGCTGGTTACGAAACAACTTCTAATACATCTATTGAGTACTTGGAATCCCAAGACCCATTTGCTGATAACAGCACGATTGAGACAGCAGCGGATGGTATCATCGATTTCTCTGAAGCTGATCCTTTCTCTGAAGGAGGTAGGTTCTAATGTTTGGACATAGCTTTTATCACGGCACTCTTCGTAGATATGTCACTGTGTTTGGCACTCTATTCAACGAGATTTTAATCTCTCGTGAAAATAACAGTAGCGTAACTAAAAAGCAGTTTCGTGTGCCTATAGCTTATGGTCCAATGCAGAAATTTCTTGCAAGACTTGAGGGCGACTCAAGTTTAACTAATGCCGCAGCAATCTCATTGCCTCGTATATCATTCGAGATGACGAATGTCTCATACGACCCAGAGCGTAGATTGACTGGTAGAATTCGTAACACAAAATCAGTATCCGCTAACAATCAAATTTTAACAACTCAGTTTGCGCCAGCACCATATAATATGGACTTTACGCTGTCCATTATGGCAAAGTATTCTGAAGATGGTACTAAAATTTTAGAACAGATTCTTCCATTCTTCAAACCAGAGTGGACTGCTTCTGTCAAACTTGTTGATGCTTTAGATGAATATTTTGACATACCCACAATCATGAATTCTGTCAGTAGTGAAGAAGTGTATGATGGGGATTTTAATACAAGACGAGTTGTGATTTGGACATTAACCTTCACAATGAAGGGCTACTTCTTTGGTCCAGTCACGACTAAGAAAATCATCAAGTTTGCTAATGTCAACTTCTATAGTCAGTTTGCAAACGGTGATTATTCTAACAGTTCAATGCAAAGCGTCAAGGTATATCCAGGCTTACTAGCAAATGGTGACCCAGCAGGATTCGTTTCAAGTCAAACAGTTCGTGCTACAGCAAACGCACAGATTACTGGTGATAGTGTATCGTCGTTTGAAGTTATTACTAATGGTATTGGCTACAACAGCGCTACTGTTACAATCGCTGCTCCTGATTCGGGCAGTAATACAGCAACAGCAAGTGCTAATGTTGTAAATGATGGTGTTCGTGAACTGACTATCACAAGTGCTGGTTCTGGTTATGCATCATCACCAACAGTGACGATTTCAGTACCTGATAATGAATCAGTTGCTCATACCGAAATCAACAAAGATGATAACTGGGCATACGTTGTTATTATAGAGGATAGTTAATATGGACGATGAAACTATCACAACTGCTTTGGGTTTAGAACCAGTAAAGCGTGAAAGCGTTTCTGTTATTGTTCCTAAAAAGACAGATAATGATATTGAAAACGATTTCAAATACACAAGAGAAAATTTGTATTCTGTCATTGAACAGGGCAATCATGCACTTGAGCAAATGATAGATGTTGCTCGTGCTTCAGAGCATCCAAGAGCGTATGAAGTTGTTTCCACATTGATGACCACTCTTGTTAATGCTAACAAAGACCTTCTTGATCTTTCTAAAAAGAAACAAGAACTCGCTCCTAAAGAAGACTTTGGACCACAGACAGTTAATAACAATTTGTTTGTAGGTTCAACGGCAGATTTACAAAAAGCGTTGAAAGAATTATAATGGAAAGAGGTTATTTGGGGAATGTCAACCTCAAAAGAAAAGACACTCGGATTGAATGGTCACAAGAACTTGTAGCCGAGTATGTTAAATGTAGTAAGGACATTGCTTATTTTGCAGAAAAATATATTCAAATTGTTCATGTAGACCGTGGGCTAATTCCTATTGTACTTTACGACTATCAAAAAGACATTATTAACAAATCAGAAAAATCTAGAAACGTCGTCGTCAATACATCAAGACAGGCGGGCAAAACTACTACAGCAGTTGTACTCATTCTTCATTACATTCTATTCAATGGGCACAAGACTGTAGCATTACTCGCTAATAAAGGTGATGCTGCTAGAGAGATTCTTGACCGTATTAAGATTGCATTTGAAGCATTACCAAAATGGATTCAACAAGGTGTAGTTGAGTGGAACAAAGGCTCTGTTGAATTTGAAAATGGATGTAAGATTATTGCCACTGCAACAAGCAGTAGCGCTATTCGTGGTAAGTCTGTATCATATCTCTATATTGATGAAACAGCATTCGTAGAGAATTGGGACTCATTTTTCGCTTCGGTGTTTCCAACAATTTCATCTGGCATTACTACAAAAATTCTACTGACTTCTACACCAAACGGACTCAATCATTTCTATAAGACTTTTCAGGGTGCGAAAGAAGATCGCAACGGATATGCTTTTGTAGAAGTGCCGTGGTATAAAGTGCCTGGTAGAGGTGAAAAATGGAAGAAAGAAACTCTTGCTTCTATGGACTTTGATACACAAAAGTTTTCACAGGAATTTTGTTGCGAGTTTCTTGGTAGTTCTGGTACATTAATCGATGGATCTAAACTGCAACAATTGTTTCATAAAAACCCCATTCAAGATCAAGCGGGTATTAAAGTATATGAACAACCAGAAAAAGACAGAATATATACGTGTGTCGTTGATGTGTCAAGAGGTAAAGGATTAGATTATTCGGCGTTTCAAGTTATAGATGTTACATCAATGCCTTATAAACAAGTGTGCATATATAGAGACAGTCTTGTTACTCCAATAGAATACACTGAAACTATACATAGAATAGTAACATATTATAATGATGCACACACACTCATTGAAATAAACGATATTGGCGGGCAAGTTGCTGATTTATTATATTTTGAATATGAAGTCGAAAACTTAATAACAACAGAATCTGCTGGTAGATCAGGAAAAAGAGTATCAAGTGGATTTGGTGGTAAAAATATTGACAAAGGTATACGAACAACAAAATCTGTTAAATCTACTGGGTCTTCCATTCTCAAATTGATGATAGAGCAAGACCAAATTATAATTAACGATTTTGACACTATCAAAGAACTTTCTACATTCTCCAGAAAAGGTAATAGCTATGAGGCAGAATCAGGAAGTCACGATGATTTAGTTATGTGCTTAGTTCTTTTTGCTTGGTTATCCGCTCAACAATATTTTAATTCTATTACAGATATTAATACTATGACAAAATTGAGACAAAAAAGCGAAGAGCAAATGATGCAAGACCTTCTACCATTTGGATTTTACGACTCAGGTCATGATGACCAATCTCAAGACCTTGTTCCGACAACTGGAGAATGGTAGAACGAGCTTTAGCAACGCAGTAAAATATCGTTTTTTATAAATAATAAAAATAATCGGTAACCAGAATCTAAGATATCAAGGAGAAATGAACTATGCCATTTCAAGTAAGTCCAGGTGTTAACGTGTCAGAGATTGACCTCTCTACCGTAGTTCCTGCCGTATCAACAACAGAAGGTGTCATTGTTGGCGTTTTCACACAAGGTCAAGTAGAACAAACAACTCTTATCACGTCAGAAGAAGATTTGGTTATTCGTTATGGTAAACCAACCGTAAATAACTATGAAACATTCTTAACTGCTGCCAACTTCCTGTCATACGGTAACAAGCTATATGTTACTCGTGTCACAGCCGCAGATGCTGTAACTGCTTCTTCTTCTGGTAACACGACAATCCTCATCGAAACACGCACAGAAGCGGAAGCGCTTACTGGTCAAGGCGTATTCGTCGCTCAATCTGCTGGTACGTGGGGTAACAACCTAGAAACTTCTGTGTGCTTTGATGCTGCGGACTTCTCTGAAGCAATCACTCTTGCGACTGGACTACAAACGGGCAATACAACAGTTGGATGTGCTAATACGCAATTGGATACCGCTGTTGCGGGTTCTAACGGCACTACAAATCTAGCTGCTGGTGATGTTCTTCGTGTTGGTAGTTCAACTATTGGATTTCAAGATTTGACTGTTGTATCAAC